GGAACACTACACCCCTGAGATGCTAGAGTACTGTAAGAACGATGTGTTGCTTAACTACAAGGTCTATGTCGCTCTTCGTCAGGAGAGTAAGGGCTTCACGCCTCAGTCAGTACAGATAGAACATGCAGTCGCTAAGATCGTTGATGAGCAACGAACAACAGGGTTCTTGTTAGACGTTAAGAAAGTAATGGGCTTGATGGCTATGTTTGAAACTAAGCTATATGATCTGGAGGCAGAGGTTCAAGAAGAGTTCCGGCCTGTTGTGACTACTCAGATACTGTCACCAAAGTTTACAGCCACAGGTGCAGTAGCTAAGACAGCAACAGATCAACATGGCAAGGGTACTAGGCTGACTGATGAGGAGCATGAGCGCATAGTACTAGACATAAACTCTAAACCTATTGCTCGTAAAACTGAAACGCCTTTTAACTTAGGATCACGCAAGCAGATTGGCGAGTACCTAATTCGTTTTGGTTGGAAGCCTCAGAAGTTTACGCCTACTGGACAACCAATCGTTGATGAGGCAGCTTTAAATAAAGTTAAGAACATTCCACAAGCTGCATTGATTGCTAAGTATCTGATGGTGCAGAAGCGTTTGGCTCAGACTAAGAGTTGGATTAAGGAACTTAACGATGACACTGGCAGAGTCCACGGCTATGTTAATCCTAATGGTGCAGTGACATCTCGCATGACGCACTCTCATCCTAACATGGCTCAAATTCCAAGCGTTAAGAGAGACAAAGACACTAATAAACCTCTACTTGGTTTAGCAGGCGGCTTTGGCGTGGAGTGCAGGTCTTGTTGGACAGTACCGAAAGGCTACAAGCTAGTAGGCATTGATGCTTCTGGCTTAGAACTGCGGATGCTTGCACACTATTTAAATGACGAGGGGTACACAAATGAAATCCTTAACGGAGATATACACACCACAAATCAAAAGCTTGCGGGACTTGAGTCAAGAAATCAGGCTAAAACTTTCATCTATGCATTACTGTATGGAGCCGGAGATGTTAAGCTTGGGTCTGTGGCTAACAGAGGCAGAGAAGGTGGTAAAGGACTTAGACAACGCTTTTTTGATAACCTCCCATCATTTAAGACTCTTACAAGCAGAGTTCAAAGAGAAGCAAAAAGCGGATTCATTAAAGCACTAGACGGTAGACGCTTGACTGTTCGCTCAGAACATGCCGCCCTGAATACTTTGTTGCAAGGAGCCGGAGCAATCGTGATGAAGCAAGCACTTATATTTCTACAAGAGATGATCACAAAGAATGGACTAGACGCTAAGTTTGTAGCCAACGTCCACGATGAGTGGCAGATAGAAGTCAGAGAAGACCATGCCGATGCTGTCGGTAAGCTAGGTGTCAAAGCAATTGTTGAAGCAGGTCTAACCCTTAAACTTAATTGTCCTTTAGACGGAGATTATAATGTCGGAAACAACTGGAGTGAGACTCATTAAGACTGAAACAAAAATTAATCCACGCACAGGGAAGCCCTACTACTACAAAGATAATCCTAAAGCGGTGAAGGCTAGAGATGCCAAGCGCATGTATGTTAATGGCAAAGAAATTTCAAAGTATGATCCTGTACATACTGCGGGTAGATACAAAACTTTAGAGGGTGCTGCATTCGCATCTTTAAATAACTACTCTAGTGTTGAAGAAGGCTATGTGTATGCTGTGTCTAATCCTGCATGGGAAGGTTGGTTCAAGGTTGGCATGGCTCTAGATGCATACGATAGGTGTGCAGGGTATCAGACCTCTTCCCCTTTTAGAGATTATAAGGTAGAATACTGTAAGTATTTTACAGATAGAAGAAAAGCTGAACAGAACATACACACTAAATTAGCTGAACAAAAAATAGAAAGTCGAGGCGAGTGGTTTCGAGGATCGCTCACTAATATAAAATCTGTTATCCAACAACATTAATATGCGCTAAAAACTGTAGAATTATTACACTTTATAGCGCATAGAACTGCAAACCACGAACAGGAAAATCACGATGGAATTAAATACACTAGTACCCGACATCTACAAACACTTAGAATCTTTATCAGATGGCATACCTCTGCCGCTAACTGAAGCTGAGATAGATAAGACAGTAGCTGACATGAAGGTAGCTTTAATGTCTTGGGCAACACCCAGAGAACGTAACAGAGACTTCACTCTGCGTATGTCTAACATTGGGAAGCCATCTCGCCAGTTGTGGTACGAGAAGCGTGACGAGAAGGGCCGTGGCGGTATTGATGGCGCAACACAAATCAAGTTTCTGTACGGTCACTTGCTTGAAGAGATCGTGTTGATGCTTGTACGAATGGCCGGACACAAAGTAACAGACGAACAGAAAGAAGTTACAGTTGACGGGATCGTTGGACACATGGACTGCAAGATCAATGGCGAGGTTGTCGATGTTAAGACTGCTTCGCGCTTTGCATTCAACAAGTTCAGGGAAGGTCGCTTGGCACAAGACGATCCGTTTGGTTACATGGGTCAGCTTGCAGGGTATGAAGAAGCAGAAGGCACGGATAAGGGTGGCTTCTTGGTGTTGAACAAAGAGAGCGGTGAGTTGTGCATGTACGTGCCTGACGATCTAGATAAGCCAAACATTAAGTCAACAATCAGCAAGCTTATTCCTTCTCTTAAACTAGACACGCCTCCTGCTCTTTGCTATGATCTAGTAGCAGACGGCAAGAAAGGAAACATAAAGTTGCCGAAGGGTTGTAGTTGGTGTAAGTATAAGTATCAGTGCCATCAAGATGCTAATGATGGTGATGGGTTAAGAACCTTTAGATACTCTAATGGATTAACATACTTGACAACAGTTGTGGTCGAGCCAAAAGTAGAGGAACTACTATGAACAGGAAGAAGTCTAAACGCATTAAGTCTCAGTCAGCCGCTATCATTGTTGAGTGGTTTGGTTCTTTGTTAGACAAAGAGGAGAGTAGTAAGATCAATGTAAAAAACTACATGTCTTTCATGCCTGAACAAACACACTACATGGCGGGACGCACAATGTTTTTAAACGCCTATCATCCTAAGTGGATCGCCAAGACAATCAAACAACTCTTGCGTGACTCTCCAAAGCTCTCTATCGAAACAATTACTTTGGAGGATATACAATGGAAGAGGAGATAATTACTATTGAGGATATGATTATTAATGTAGGTAGCTTTCTTCACAGTACCTCTGGTTCTGTTACTGACATAGATAGTCAGTTCCTTAAAGACTTTCGGCTCCTCATAGACGCAGAGTTAGAAAGGCGGGAGGCACAGATCCATTGACTTACGTTAAAAAGGGACACCGTAAACCTAGAGCAGTGCGGCCTAAGACTCCTAATCTTGTTGAGGGCTACGATTCTAACTGGGAGTACGAGTTACATACAGGCATCCTAGATAATTGGAGCTTCCATACTGACAAGGTTTCGTATACCATTGATCATAATTATCACCCAGACTTCTTGCGCGAGATTGACGGCAAGAAGATTTTACTTGAAGCCAAGGGACGGTTTTGGGATTACGCGGAGTACAACAAGTACATCTGGATAAGCAAGGTATTACCTGAAGACACGGAGCTAGTCTTTCTGTTTGCTAATCCAAGCGCACCAATGCCTCAAGCCACAAGGCGCAAGGACGGAACTAAAAGAAGCCACGGTGAGTGGGCAAGTAAGAATAACTTTAGGTGGTTTAGCGAGGACAGTATCCCAGACAGTTGGATCAATGTGAAAAACAAAGAGACTTTCGACTGATGGACGAATCCAACCGCAAAGATGAGAGGCGCGATAGTTTTCTCAGGAAGAAGAAGTTTAAAAAGATACAAGGTTCTTCCAAGTTAAAAGAAACTAGACGCAAAGAAAACAAAAACTTAACTAACGAGATGCCTTATGAACAAGAAACTAAATGATGTGGCTCCTAGCGAGTGGGACAGAGCAGCACGTAGCAACATCTCTCACGACATGGAGACAGAGAAAGGAAGACAAGCAGCGTGGGAACAGTTTGCTGAAGTAGGCTTAGAAGCTTGGGCAACACCTGCGGAGGAAGAGGCAGCAGAGATCAGCTTAGATGGTTGCACTACGGAGCTTGATTGGGATGACGATAAGACATATTCAGAAGTCTATAAAAAGCTAGTAGCTCAAGAGCAGGAAGAAAAAGAAGATTTAATTAACAGACCTTCGCACTACAACACAGGCAACATAGAATGTATAATGGCAATAGAAGAGTCTATGTCTTCTGAGTCTTACAGAGGTTATCTAAAAGGCAATGTCCTAAAGTACCTGTGGCGTTATCAGTACAAGGGCAACCCCAAGCAGGATATAGACAAGGCTATGTGGTATTTAAATCAGCTATCTAATGAAGTAGAATTAGACAGCATTAACTTAGAGGAAGAATAATGGATCAGTACCAACAGTTTATACACAAGAGCCGCTATGCGCGTTGGATACCAGAAGCAGGACGCAGAGAGTCGTGGCACGAAACAGTCAACAGGTACGTAGACTTCTGGAAAGATCGTGAACAGATAGATGAAAAGACGGCCTTAGAGTTATTTAATTCTATACACAATTTAGAAGTCATGCCGTCTATGCGTTGCATGATGACAGCAGGTAAGGCACTAGACAAAGACAATGTAGCAGGTTTTAACTGTAGTTACTTGCACATTGATTCGCCTCGTAGCTTTGATGAGTTGATGTATGTACTCATGTGTGGCACAGGCGTTGGCTTTAGCGTAGAGCGCAACTTCATTAACAAACTACCAGAGATCCCTGAAACATTCCATGAGACTGATAGCGTAATCATGGTAAGCGACAGCAAGATTGGTTGGGCATCAGCATTCCGCGAGTTAATTGCTATGCTGTATGCAGGTAAGATCCCTAAGTGGGATGTTAGTCGAGTGCGTGGTGCAGGTGAGAGACTCAAGACCTTTGGTGGTCGTGCTTCAGGCCCAGAGCCTTTGGTTGATCTGTTTAACTTTTGTATTGAGGTTTTTCTAAAAGCATATGGGCGCAAGCTAACATCTATTGATTGCCATGACATCGTTTGTAAGATTGCAGACATCGTGGTTGTTGGTGGCGTTAGACGTTCAGCACTCATAAGCTTATCTAATCTTTCTGATCAGCGCATGGCTAAAGCTAAGTCAGGTGACTGGTGGAGGAACGAAGGACACAGAGCGTTGGCTAACAACAGCGTAGCATATACTGAGAAGCCAGACTTTCAGGCGTTCTTATCAGAGATGCAGAACATGTATGAGTCTAAAGCAGGTGAGCGTGGTATCTTTAGTAGAGTTGCAGCGCAGAAGATTGCAGGACGTAACGGTAGGCGTGATGCTGATCAGGACTTCGGAACTAATCCTTGCAGTGAGATCGTGTTACGTTCTAACCAGTTTTGCAACCTCTCCGAAGTTGTTATCCGCGAAGACGATACTCTCTCTTCCTTGAAGAAGAAGGTTGAGACTGCTGCAATTATTGGCACACTCCAAGCAACACTCACTGACTTCCGATACTTGCGTAGCATTTGGAAGAAGAACACTGAAGAAGAAGCATTGCTTGGCTTGAGCATGACAGGGATTATGGATCATCCGATCCTTGGGTATTCTTCTGACAAAACAAAAGAATGGCTAGAGGAGCTAAAGGACGTTGCTATTAAGACAAATAAAGCGTGGGCTGAGAAGCTTGGGATTAGCCAGTCTGTCGCTATTACATGTGTCAAGCCGTCTGGTACTGTGTCTCAGCTTGTTGACTCTGCTAGTGGTATACACCCTAGGTTCTCTAAGCATTATATTCGCAGAGTACGTAGCGATAAGAAAGACCCGCTTGCAGTCTTCATGGAAAATAAAGGATTTCCTGTAGAGCAGGACGTTATGTCTCCCGCTTCTTCAGTCTTTAGTTTTCCTGTCAAGGCTCCTGCTCGTTCTGTTACTGTTGCAGAAGTAGGTGCAATGCAACAACTAGAGCTTTGGAAAACCTACCAGAATCATTGGTGTGAACATAAACCAAGCATAACAGTTTATTACACAGACGATGAGTTCCTCCAAGTAGCGCAGTGGATATGGGATAACTTTGAGATCTGCTCCGGTATTAGTTTGTTGCCAGTCAGTGACCATATTTATCAGCAAGCTCCGTATGAGGACATTAGTGTCGAGAAGTATGATGAGTTGTTAGCTGCCATGCCTCAAGGCGTTAGTTGGGAAGACTTAGAAAACTTTGAAATGGAAGACAACACTACAGGATCACAAGAGTTAGCGTGTACTGGTGGCGCATGTGAGATCGTCTAGCCGCGAAGCTAACATTATTGGCTTCAAGGTCTTGGTTAACTGTGACGGGGTAATCATTACAGAAATGAGTGGCATCTCTGAAAGTGATCTTAGTAAAGTGTTTAAAGGTATTGAACTGTCCACTCTAAGAAGCATTGTGCGGCTTGCTAATCAGAAGCTAGAGGGCATACATGAGTTCCTAGAAGCAGAGCTTAGTGCCTTGAACCATCAGTCACCATGAAACAGTTAATCTTTTCACTGATAGTACAGGTAAGTGGCGAAGTAGACCCCACAGCAACAAGCTACTGGGAAAGCTTAGAAAGGTGTAGGTGGTTTGCTGAGAAGCTAACTATCCAAGGTACGCGAAGAACGTACCATACACCTGTCATGGCCTACTGTGTTCCCAAGTACGTTAACCCTAAGACCGCACTCATCCATACTTGATTTACTTTTTAGACTTAGCTCCTGAACATTTCCAACGCTTGCGCGATAAGTTGTTGGGAGTGTTCGGATCATTTTGTTTCTTCTTAGACAAACCCTTCTTGATTCCTAAACTTCTGGCACAATAGCTATCACCCTTTGAAGTCCCTGCTCTAACTCTAGAGCCGCCATCCTTTGCCTTTCCTGCTTGACCATAGCTAACCTTCTTGCCACTAGCTGTGACTTTTACTTTAGCTTTACCTTTTCTGGGAGTTGCCATATCTAGACCCTATATGTTTTGGTTTTCTTTGCAATCTTTTTAGGCTGTGCGCTGTGTTGTTTGCCTGCCTTTGTGTCTTTCTTTTTCTTTGCTGTGGTTGCTGCATACTGAGCAGGTGTCAAAGCCTTGATAGCCTTCTTAGGCAGATAACGCTCTCCGGTTTTAGCACTAGGCTTTCCAGACTTTGTAGTCCAGTCTTGCCCTGTCCATTTCTTTAAAGACTTCTGAGATTTTTTAAGAGCCATTACTTCTTTGCCATTGCTTGAGCTTTCTTAGACAAGTCTTTAAAATGAAATAACTTTACACTCGTCTTAGTGTGTGACTTGTTAGTGTGCAAAGTACCATCAGCCATTTTGTGACTAGAACCTTTATGCTCTGTACCATCTCTCTTATAATGTTTAACACCTTTCATTTGTAACCTCCTCCTGCTGCTTTGTATTGTTTGGCAAGCATCTGAGCTTTCCTAGCTGACCACTGCCCTGCTTTACCACCACTTGTTCCCGCTTTGATTTTATTAAATAATCTTTTACGCATAGCAGGCTTCGTGTAATTCCCTGCTTCGTTTACTTTTGATTTTGCTTTTTTCTTTTCTGCCATTAGATAACTCCAAAAAATATAAAGGCTATGTACATTGTTAGTGGCAACACCACAAGACCGCCTGTTCCCCACAAGAGGATTGTCCAGAATAGTGTAATGTTCTTTGCTCTTTTATGTTTACGCATACGTTCTTCTTTATCTCTAGCTCGTTTACATTCAGCCTGAAACTGCAACCAATCCTTATACATGTCTGCCCGTCCCGCATAGATCATATATTCTTTGAGCCATTCTTCTTGCTCTTTGATTTTTTCAAGCTCCATAAAACATTGCAGTTCTTCTTTGCCTCCACCCTTCTGAGCCTTCTTAACAATAACTGACTTGTTGTCAAAGTACTGCGTGGCTTGCGCCGACACATCGTATAGTTCTTTGCCGTTGGACAGTGCGCTTTTTATAATATTAAACGCAGCATTAGCTGCCGCTATCTCAGCAAGCATTACCTTTCCCTCTGAACGCCTTTGACCTTCTCTGCTGTACGCATGGCCCCAAGACCTAACATTCCCATAAGCACACTTGTAAGAAGTGAGCTATCAACGGGAGGTACGACAACCCAGATGCCAATAATAGGTGCTAAAATTGTAGAGTACATTAAAGCGAATCCGCAGATCCATCCAATAGCAGGGCGCCATCCGGCTACGAACAAACTTTTGTGGGCTGCTTCTGTGGCATTGACTGTCAGTTGTCCCTTGGCAAGCTCCAAGGCATGCTTCTCAGACATCGTTGCTATCTCATGCGCTAGAGCATTGCGCTGATCTTT